TCGACCCCGAGCCCGGTCTCCCCGGCGGCAGCCCCGGCGGTATCCAGCGACCAGGGCTCGACAACCGCCTACCCGCAGTGGGTGGCACAAACAGCTACCCCGGCGGTAGCTTCGGTTCCTACAGCCCAACCGCCACAGCAGGTGGCACCGGCTTCGGACCCTTCTATCAGCAACCTGTCCAGCCAGTCAACGTCGCAATCCTCCCCGAACAACCCGTGGGAAGCAGCGATGGGCTCCCTGGAGCGGGTTCTGGGCCAATTACCAACCCCCAGCCAGGCACCACAGTCTCAGTCGACCCAGCTTCAGCAGCAGGTTACAACACCACTGAGTCAGCCTTCACAGGTCCAGCCATGGGCTTACCAGGAACAGCAGGCTCCGCAGACCTCCGTTACCAGCGCCTCACCGACCCAAACTTCCTCGCAGGCTTCTACGGACAGCAGCAACGGTCAACTAAGCGCCGCAAGTCAAGAGGTAATTAAGCAGTTTGGCGTTGAGGCTCCTGGAATCCTCAACTCTTACGCTTGTGCCCTCGAGGACATGCTGATTCAGCAAGCTCAGAAGACTGACCAGATCACTGAGCGTGCAGGTGGTATGGAGCAAATCCTGACCAACCCTGATTACCTAGCTGATTACACCGATCGCTTCTTCACCGAGGTAATCCCGGTGGATATCGACGGTGATGTTCAGACTCAGGCTCCTCAGCAGTATCAGCAGAACTACGACATGCCTGCTCCTCCGGCATCCACTGCCGGTCAACAGCAAGCAGTCCAACCTCAGCAGCAGTGGGATGCCTTCGGCGACGCAATGAATCGTTCTCCCGAGAACGCATGGCGTCACCTGGCTCAAATGAGTCCCGAAGCTCTCCGTTCTAAGCTTCTTTTCATGGAAGCTTCCTGATATAGTTCGACGCCCTCACTTCTCAGGTGGGTGAGTGATGGCTCCTCCGAAAGACCCCTCTCACGAGGGGTTTTTTTCTGCTAATTTTTAGAAAAAGGGTGTAATTATGAAAGCTTTAGACGCAAGCGGACGCAAAGAAGGCAAAGCAAAGACTAAAAAACCTCGTGTTGGTGCTTCAGCAGGTCCTTCAAAGCCTGTTGTTCCTCAAAATCAAGAGTTTGACGAAAGTGTTCAGCTTTGAGAGTCCTTTTCTTCCTCTTTTTTGGTCAAAATTTTGTTGATTGCGACAGTTTCAGCCGCATTAAGGAGTTTTATACCTGCGTAACCCCCTATAAAAGCTACGGCAACTGATTCTGACTTTGAAAGCTCCATTCTGTGAGCTACTGCGGGGGCAACAAACGTGGCAAGAAGCCACCCAACCGTCATGGCTCTTAAAAAGTGCCTTAAAAAGTACTTTTTGTCTCGTGGATGTACAAGAGATTCAGTCACAGTCCCTGCAATCGAACTTCCAGCAAGTTCCGCATCAACCACCAACATAGAGACTAACTTTTCGATCATTAGTCTCTAAAAAGACGGCTGCTTAATCAAATCTAATCCGGATTAAAGTAGATTAAAAGGCTTAGAAAATGACTTTTGCCGCTCTTACAAACTGGCAATACGATAAATCTCTATATCACCGTATTCAGTCTGGTCCACAGCACACAGGATCGAATCTGAACTTAATTGATACGTATCTGCTTACCTCAAGCGGGTATGTATGGAAAGAGGGTGAACAACAGACGTTTGTTGCCCTTAGCGATCAAGGCATAAGCTTTGGCACTGTCACACCAGGGCCTCCAAACTCTTCGGGGTTCTTTACAGACGCTTGGAGAGCGGTTCCTGCCGCAGTTTCTGGATATTGGACTAACTACACGAACGTATACCCACATTCTTCTGGAGCATTAGACGTTTACAACGGTTTCAGGCGTCAAGGTCTTTTTCAAACTGCAAATAGCACGGTTCAAACGGCTTTTGGGCCAGAACCTGGCCTCAAAGACATCGGTCCCTATATTTCTTACGGAAACAATCCGCCGGATAATCAGTTTTACAGCCCGTTTGAAACCCCTGAAGGTAATACGTCTACTCAAGGCATAACGGGTGGTCCTGTTTCTTATCCTTTATCTCAGTTCCCACTTCTGACTAATCCCACTCAAGGTACGACGGGGTCTAGAGCAGATTGGGTGTACAACACGCCTGTTTACTGTCAGACGTGGACAGAAGCAGTCAGGTCTCAGGTGCCACCCGGCGAAACAGCAGATGGCACTAACACAATCGTCAGAAGCACTTATCGAGGAAGATCGTCCCGGTATGTGCCTAATTATGGCGGCATTTACGGCGTGCTTGGTGAAGGTATTAGAGGCATGATCCGCACCTTTAGTTCTACAGTGAACAGCTCAAACCAAAAAGGTATTTAACGCTAAAAATAAGACATCAACTATGTAGCTATAACTAACTAAGAGCTAAGATAATTTTGTAGTTTCTTGCGGACACTTATCGATGTTTATCGATAATGATTTCCCCAAGATTCTTGGTGCGGAGCTTTACCGTCCCCATCCTGCCTATATCGTCGAAATGGCCGCCGAACCGGTGGTCGTGCATGACTTTTCTAAGCAGCCTGGTCAGACTGTTCAGCTCGACCGTTACCGCTTCTTCGGTAACCCCGGCTCCAAAGAATCTCGGGAACGTACTGCTGAGCAGACCATTGGTACTGCTAACAGCCGGAATATTGTGAAGGACAAGGTCTTGGTGACCTTAAAAGAGTATACGGGACCTGCAGATCCTGCTGATCCGACTCAACCTTCCACCTTCAAAATTGCTCGGGAAACTCTTATCACGGCGCAGCGTCTGCTGCTTGATACGGGCAACCTGACCACCTTCCACCAGTCAATCGGCAGCCTGACCCTGCTGGACGACTATAGAAGGTGGCGCGATCGGGTGTTTATTAACGAACTCCTGAAAGCTGTCTCCAAAGGTCAGTCTTCTGATTCCCAGGGCGGTTACTACTTCCCCGGCGATCTTGCGACTGGCGCTCTTACTTACAACAACGCCGAGCAAGCCAAGTTCGACGTTAAGGACGACCTCCTCCGTGTGGTTAAGTCCCTGCGTAAGCGCAACACTCCGACCTACCAGGACGGTTTCTACCGCTGCGTTTGTGACCCCACTTTCTTGATGCACCTGCGTCAGAACAGTGACTTCCGTGAGGTGGCCCGCTACCCCGGCAATGGTCAAATTAACCCGCTCATGTCGGCTATGCAGCCGAACGCGAGCATCTACATGGGTCAAGGGTTCGGCCAGGCTACTTTCGTGGCTGGCGAGCCTATTATGCCGACTGGCTTCGTCTTCGAGGGCGTGCGATTCTTCGAATCCACCAACATGCCTTCTCAGACGCAATCCGCCACCATCGGTGGTGCTGCAGCTGACTATAACGCTGCAATCGGCATGTTCTTTGGTCCTCAATCTGTTGGTGTGGGCATCGGCGGTAACAACGCCCAGGTGCTTCTCAACAACAATGACGACTTCAGCCGTTTCATCATGATGATCTGGAGCCTCTATGCAGGCTTCGAGCTTCTGAACGCTGATTTCGCCACCATTGCCTACTCTTTCGACGCTTGAGGAGGTAATTAACTATGGCGATCAACTCTAATCAGCTTCACGTTGCCAAGATCTATCCTGGTAACTACACGAACGTTCTTCGTTACTGGCACGAAACGAAGACCATCCAGTATCAAAACGCCAATGGCGTTGATACCAACCTGACTGGACAGCCCGTTGGCGGTCCTGTTGGCGTTGTGTTCCAGCCTGGCTGGATTGCACAACAGGCTGTTGGTTATGTCGACCTGAGCTACCAGGCTCTCGGCACCAACAATCAGCTGTCTTACTACACCCAGCCTTATGGCTCTGGTCAGAACTCAGCTGAACAGCCTTTCCTGAACGCAAATGTCATCGTTCCGTCCCCCGACTTCCACAAGGACGTCCGGGCCGACATCACCGACGGCATCAAAGTTCCTGCTACCGCCTACGTTTATCGCGCTTCCCTGCGCCTGAGCGGCGGCGACATCGTTAGCAGCGGCGTTGCAGGTGCTGATTCCACCCCTGAACTGACTCTCGTCCCCGCTGTGGGCGAAGGTCTGAAGGATGACGGCACTGTCGTCTCCGGTCAGTTCGGTGCAACCATCACCGGTTCTAACAGTGCTATCGCTAACGGCAGCACTGCTTCCACCAACATCTTTGATTCCAGCAGCTGGGCTGCCCTGGATAACGAGACCACTTGGAAGCTCTTCACCACGACTGACCTGGGCGGCGTTGCCGGTTCCGGTCTGGCTCAAGGCTCTGGTGTCTATGACCCCCGTGCCGGTGTCAACAAACTCGCTGGTGATGACAAGGCTCTCGCAATCTGCGAAGTCTGCTGGATCATTCCCGATGAGCCGCCCGAGCGTCAGGACGTTGCCCTGCAGCCCGACGGTGTTGTCGAGTCTCAGATCTACACCTCTACTTCTCCTTCCTGATAAACTTTCAGCAAGGGTGCAGACCTCTCCTTCGGGAGGGGTCTTTTTTTTGTTTTTATTCAACAACCGTGCGTTGCAAAAGATATAAGCAATCTAAAATATTTATGACATCTAAATAGCACTATGCCTGATCTGTCCGATAAGTCGATCAAGAGCAAACAGTGTGAAAAGTGCGGCGCTACTTGGATAAACGGACAACTTTATTGGTCTACAGGCAAAGCAGCAAAAGAAATAGATTTGGCTGGTTTGGTCTGTAACACAGTCAACTCTCCTCAATGCCTTAATCCTTGCAAGGGTAAAACCGGTGGAGACACTTGGGCTAAGAGACGGGAAGAGCTGGACAAACTGATGTTCCGTATGGACAAGGAACACGACATTCAATGGGACGCAGGTATTAGTGGAGACGAGAATTAGAAGCGAGGCATCACCAAAGTTCCAAGACCAGTGGGCATTTCACTTTGATCGGTGAAGCCACCTGGGTGACCAGCCTTCTTCAAGATTTCTTCCGTGGGCGTGTGCCGCCCACCGTAAGCAGCTAGACGCAGGTAGTGTTCGACGTTATAGAGCGGTGCTTTAGAGATCGCGTCATTAACAGCCTTTGGTCCTTTCGGGGCTCCAAAATCTTCTCCAACAACACCAGCTAGTTCCATGAATGCTGGAATAGCATCAGCGCCGCCAGTGAGCAGAGAGGCTGCTGCACCTCCTCCACTGACAAACAGTGCGTTTTTCATTTTTTGAATTGGGTCTGGCTCACTCGGGTTGAAGAGCTCAACGCCAATATTCAAAGCGTCCCCGACGAAAGGCAGTTTGCTAAGAGCCTTTTTGAAGACACTGCCACCAGCCATACGTATGGGCTGATCCATATTCTTAATTAGATAATCACTATTTTAACTTATTCTGGTTTAAGCTACTGCTCGTATAGTGACTGCCATGTCTACCAAAATTTACGGCCCTAGCGGAATCAAAGTCACCGTCTTATCGATTCACGACGAGGGCGAGTACATGATGGTTCAATCTGACACCAGCGGTAAAGTTTTTTACGCTCACAAAGATCAGATTGAAGAGCTTGTCACTGTCGAAGCTTCTTCTGACGAAGGTCCTGCACGCAACCGCAGGAACCGAAGAAAAGTCACCTCCAACAAAAAGGAGCCGATCGTCGTCAAACCTCAAGTCCCAACTGATAACCGCGTCAACTTAAATACCTTGACTGCTGAGGGACTTACTCAAGTTCTTCCAGGCGTGGGCATCAAGACTGCAAAAGAAATTATCGAACTGAAGATGGGTTTGCCAGGGGAACGATTTAGCAAACTCGATCAACTCAAAGCGGTAAAAAGGATCGATTGGGACGAAGTTTTTTCGACCGGAGAAGTTTACGTAGAATAAAGCTATATGTCTGTTAGATCGTGGCTCAATTAACGCAAAGTGAACTCGAGCAGATTCAAAGTTATCTAGCTCAACAGGGTGTCACATTTAATGCCACGTCTACTGACGCTTCAAAGCGTGAAGTAATTTATGCGGCGATCAACCAGATCACCCGCAACCCTGCACAGGTTTTTGGATACAAGCTTGATGACTATAACTTCAGCCGTGTTGCTTATCACCTTGCTTATAACATTGCTACTGTTCCCGCTGGAGATTATGCCCGGTTAGTCGAGGCGTGTAACAGCATCCCTAGCGAGTTCTACAACGACAAGATCGTTCAGCAAATTGAGCGGTGTGAAGAAGCTGAAAGGTTTACTGAGTTAGCAGACGGGCGAGCTACAAGCCGACAAGAGACGATTCTGGGAGACGTCAGTCGTTCTATTAACATCCAGGACAAAAGGGAGACTGCAAGAATCTGGAGAGAAAACTATATGTATGAGTGCGATCGATTAGCTCAAATGCTCTACGTAGCAAACTACAGAGACCCCGTGGCATCCCGCTATCGCTTCGAACGATCAGGCGGAGAATTCATCCAGGCAATACCTGGACCTCCTGATGTGTCACGATCTGATCGTTTATATTTCCAAGCAAATTGGCGCTAAACTAAATCTATCTAACGATAGAAGTAGTTGTGTCTCAGGCTCGCACAATTTCAGAATTACTCGGCATGGGCGCAGAAAACGCCCGAGTTGTATTAGAAGCTTTCACTAACGCTTTTGGCAAGCAGGGGACACGCCAACTTCTCGAATCTGCGGCACCTCCTCGAAGTCCGATCCAAGATGCAATGCGTCAGGAAGGTGCTCTGCGTATGGGCGTTAGGGAATTACCTGAAGTTCCTGGGCAAGCACCTAAGCCTCAGTTTGGGCCTGGAACAACCACACGTCCTCAGCCTGTAGAAGTGCCCATGGGCGGCACTCGTCCTGTAGGTGCTACTCCTGAGTACACCATTCGACGTGGTGACCCCACTTCAATGCAAGATGTTCCCCCGGCTCCTCGAGCTGCAGAACGTTTTGAAGTAGAAGGTCAGCTCCGTATCCCCTTTACTCAACCTGGTAAAGGCGGTCGGATGTACAGCCCTATGGGAAGTTCTGAAACTCCCGAAGCTGTTGCTGGCGCTATGCAATCACGCTTAGGAGATGTGTTGGATGCCGCTGACTTCCCTCGCTTCCGAGGTGCTAAGGGTCAACGTGCAATGGATCTTGAGCCAGACGTGACCCGGGAAATGATGCGGCGGATGGCTCCCGGTCTTCAGCAAGCTCCTGAAGTTCCCCCTGCAATGCGGATGCCTTCAACAATGCGATCTGCTGGTGTGAACCAGGTGGATCTCAGCAACCCCATGGTGCGAGCTGCCATTTTCTCATCAGGAATCGGAGCTCTGGCTTTGATGAATCAGGGTGGTGACGGAGTCCCCACTCCCATGAACAGTGGCGCTGATTTACCTGAGTCGGTTGAAGAAGGTGCGGCTACCGGCTCTGTGGAAGCAACTGGAGAAACTGTCGTTGATCCTCTTCAACAGCAAGTAGATGAGTTCGTGGCACAACAGCCCATGGGTCCTGAAGCTGCAGCTGTTGATGAAGAAATCAGCCGCGTAACCACTGCAATGCAGCAAACCCCTGGTGAAGCAGGTGCTAAAGCTCGCGCCATGGCTCCGCGTGATCCTTCCACTTACGCAAACATCGCTGACTATTACGCCGACCGCGCACGGTTTGTCCAAGCAATGAAAGGCGGTGAGTTTACGGAGAAGCTGGAAGGGGCTGTCGCTAAAGAAACTCCCTCTATGACAGAGAAACAAATTAGAGCTTTTGTCGAGTCTCAACCCACGCTGGCTTACGAGCTGATGATGCGTGGAATGGGGCAGCGTCCTAACCCGATGATGAGTGAGCAGACCGGTGAATCCATCACCACTCAAACTGTTGGAAGCTCACTTGGCGACGACAATCTTGCCAACGCTACAGGGCAAGCTATGGCTGCAGCAGCAAATGTCTCCACAGAGCAGATGCAGGGAACCTTAGAGGGTGCAGCTCAAGCTCAGAAAAACAATGAGATCATTGACGCATCTCGACCTATTCTTCGTCCCGAACTACAGCGGACTGAAGAGTTTGTTGAAGAGCAGGTGGCACCGCGCATGGCCGGTTCTAGAGGTTTCTTCAGGGAAATCTATAAGTGATTAGAGTAGTCTTGCATTAAACTGTAAACAACTAGGAGACAAAAGTGGCATCGACCTCGACTAACAAACAACCGATGATGGTCGATCGTCCTTTCTTAAGGGGCGCAAAGATCACCAGTGCAACCACCACTGTTGATCCTGTTAATACTCAGTTCGCAAACTTAATTCAGTTAGTTCGAGTCGGCGACGTTCCGTCTGAAGACGCTGCCATCGTCGAAGATGTTTTTGTAGTTTCCAACGAGGGGTATCCCGATGACGGTGGTGTGCGAGCTGCTGCTTTTGGTCTGTACGTCTATGCACCTAACCAGGCAGCTCCCTCAACAGCAGCTTCGATTCTGCTCAATAAGTTCACAGTCGGATTATCAGGTAGCACGGAAGGTCTTATCCAACGGGTAGAACTTCCCAAAACAATTGCTCCTACTCCTCAAACTGGTGATACTGGTTTGATTCGACCCATTGAACTTGGTGCTGCTGAAGCTCTGTATTTAGAAAAAGGATATGTTCTCGGGGTCGGGTATCTGGGTGACTCAGCTGTGGCAGTTTCAGGTGGCTTGAGTCCTTCAGGTGTTTCTTTCTGGGCGCAAGGTGGCTTCTATTGATTCGTGAGCAAACGACGCAAAGGCTCTGACTTTTTCGGGTGGGATAACTTCGCGCCCAAAAGTTCTAGTTTTGCGTTTAACAAAGTAAAAGGACAAAATACTGAACGGTCTTTGAATAGACCGATGCCCTGGCATGAAAAATTCAGACCCGAGGTAAACCTCAAGGACTTCAGTATTCTCTACGACTACAACTACGCATCCATGTGGACGCGGTGGCGTAGGGGATACGAGCTCTATATGTACACCAACCAAGCTTTGGTTGGTCTGAACTACACGTTCAGATATGCAATGAACGGTCAAGCAGGCTCTGGAGGCACAGAGATTCCTGGCTTGATGTACATGTACCCGTCCACAGAACAGGATATGGGTATGAGGATGGTCGTTATAAGACCTCGTGACAGCATCAACCTCCTTGACCTTGGTCTCTCAGTCAAAAGTGTTTTCA